TATGCTGCCGGACACGTCCATCAGGTCGATATGCCGGATATGAGTCGTGTCAATCCGCAATCTATCGCCGCGTTTGAATCCGTCATAGCCGTTCCGCTTGCGGTTGATCTCCGTTTCCAGCAAATCCACCAGCGGGTCAATGCAAAACGTGAGTAACTCATCCACGGCTTTGGAGGTATCCTGAACGCCGCCCAGCGCTAACGCCGGCGGGAATCCGAATGCCCTGCTGGTGTATTCATAGATATCATCCGCCAATGCTTTGATATCTCTTGTACTCTCCGTTGAGTATGTTTTGCTGCCCAGGTCCTCATAGCTGTAACCGTCATACAACGGCAGGACGGCATTATCGCCGCGAAAGAATCCCCGGAACTGGTTATTTAACAAGTCTGACAGACGTTCGTCAAACATATCATCCGCCTGCGCCTGCGCGTCAATCTTCAAGATACCTTTATGCCCGCGGCTCCGCTGATATGCTCTCATGGTATACTCGAGCAACTTGGAATAGTCCCCGTACATACCGGACACCAGGCTCCGCATATCCTCGGAATTGAGCTTAAAATACAGAACCTCGGATGCGGAGAAGGTGCGCTCGAAGGTCATATCCCCAACGACAACACCGTGAAATACGTCCGGGTAAAGGGTGTATGACGTTCTCTGATAAGAATCCGCCACAAGCAATTGCCCGCCGGAATCTATCACCAGCGCTTCGTTATCTCTGTAAAGATGCCCGAGAAGGTGCGTCATAAACTGATTAGCGTTTTCGTTCGAGTTAGGCTCAAAATTCCAGAGATAGTACTCGCGGTTCTTCACTTCTTTGCCGTTCTTATAGGTGCGAAATTCACACTTGGAGACGGCCCCCGCGATCCTGTTGACGATACTCCAAAAAGCGAGCTCTCTCAGGTATAAGCTCCCCTCGAGTCTCTCTCCATCTTGCGTGATGCTTCCCGGCTTCGCCCTGGTTTCCGGCCCGGACATCTTGCGCCCGAACCATCTAAACAAATCAAATCCCATAACAGCCTCCAAATCTGTTGACCATATGGTCATCGTTAATATGTATATACTCTGCTGACTGGTGTAGGCTTGCGCGCCTTGACCGGTAAGAAGTCTTCTATCGTCATCGCCGCAACCAGGGCCATCCAGGGGTCTGTCTTGCGGCTCTTCGCCTCAATCTTGCCGTAAACGTAGTTGCCCAGGTCCGCGTCATCAACTTTGCCCGCTTTCCGCCCGAATCTTACGAGCTTCGCGTTGTTGGTCGCCCAACGTAATAAAGGATTGTCCCCCCAAATAAATTGCCCCTGCCTAAAGCAGGAATCAATCACGGGAACCACTCTCATGATGTCGGACGGTCGAACCAACTTCAAATTTTTAAGTGGTGCCCGCGGTGAGAATCCTATCTCCGCGAGTGCGTCACTCATGAGCGCAAATCTGAAATCATCAATAGCTACGCCCTTGATGTCGTAGTCTTGTTTATAATCCTGTATCAAGTCCGTGAGCAGCGTTGGCGATATCTCCACATCGTCCACCCAGGTCAATAAGCCCATGTCAGACCAATGATCTAATGGAGCCTTTATCCGCGAGAGGTCTTTTGATGCCCGACACATCCAGGCGCTGCAGATGTCGTACCGCGTTGAGTCAATCCTGACGTGTAGGTCAAGCGCGGCCATATCCGCGAGCTTGGAGAAGTCGATACCAACAACGGCGGGTTTCTTCTTTATCAGGTCCATCGCGATCTCCACATTTGTGGATTTTATGTTCTCATAGTCGGTCACTGCTAAATCCGATGCCTGAACCGGTAAATTCATCCTTTTGGTCATAAATGCCGGCAACCGTTCCGGATGCGATTTCCATTCTTTATACTCCTTGCGAATTTCCGCGAGTAAATCGGGAAGATATGGAAGAGATGGATTAGCCTTCGGCCAGTTCTCTTCATCATGGACTTCTTCCACCTTGTCCAGCTTGCAAATAAATGGGAGGAGACCGCCGTCATCTGCGCCGCCCCTTAGGATTTCTTCTGATGTCGTCAGCAGGTCATCAAGGGGCCCCTCGCGTACATCGCCGTTGGTGGTGTAATATGACCGGCGCGGGTGAGGTTTTTTACCTAATCCAGTCGTGAACACGTCAATATTTTGATAGTTCTCATACTGATGGATTTCGTTAAAAATGCAGATGCCGCTGCGGAGGCCGTCTTTGCCTTTGGGGCTGTTCGTGCGTCCGCGCAGCATCGCCCGGGTTTTTAATCCCTTGACGCTCTCCCGATTCCAGTAGAAGAATCTTTTGAGCTTCTTAACGTTTTCGGGGGTTTCTAACGCGTCAATGACATCTTTGACCGGTCTCATCGACTGGTCCTCGTTATTTGCGCAAATGTCTACGTCATATCCATCAATCCCGTTATATGGAGATATGAGGCATAAACTCTCCCAGGCTATCGTGCCGTCCTTCCCGGCTCCCCTGCCCAGCTCACAGAACAAATCCGGCCAGCGCGGCCGCCCGTCCGACCTGAAGACGCAGGTATGCAATCCTACGACAAAAATCTGCCACGGGAAGAGGGTCTGCCAGGGGAAATACTTTGCAAGACCGATGTACCGCGTCAGCCTGTCGGAATCCACTGTCAAATCTTCTGACGCGAATGTTTGCCGGATGTGCGCGACCAACAACTTTTGTTCTTCGCAGGCTTTGATGCTGCCCGTTTCTACCTGTACCATGTAGTCCTCGATGCGCGGGTCAATCTTTGTCACAGGTCATCACCGTCCTCAGTCGAAACCGTTTTGGGCGAAAGATTCATCTGTGTCAAGATTGCCAGCATCTGCTTGGATACCATGACAAGGTCTTTCATTGATGCGTTTTGTTTCCAGATCGGGTCCGCATCGGGCCGGTTTGCGGGGGCCTCTAAGTATGCAACCCCGCGCAGTGCGATGTCCCGCTGCAGCTTGTCTTTAATTTGCCACAGCTTGATATAGTCATACACGAGATCGCGGAAAGCCTCGATGTCTGCGCCCTGTTTCCACAGCTGGTCAAGAAGGCTCTTTTCGACTGCCGCCTGGTCGGGCGCTTCCGTGATGCCGTAGAGTTCGCCCGTTGTCTTCTTCTTTATTGCCCTTTTGACTGTGCCCATCTCTGCCCGCCTCCTTCTTGTTGACCATATGGTCAAGATTTCATAATGTTGATATGTCAACTTTCCATCGCGCGCGCGTGCGTGAAGAAATGTCGACCCATGCCGCCGGTTTCCACGCCCGTCTTAACTTCTCAATCTTTTTGACGGGGGGATGCAGGGTCTCAATCCCATCTCTCTTCCGTCAGGTTTTGCCGCTCCAGAACGTCCCGCGGCTGTCGGTATCCGTGTATCATCTCATGATGATCGCGGCATACACTCCAGAGATTTCTCCGTTCTATCCCGTACGCGTCTTTGTATGAGATGTCAAAAGCGTGCTCGGGATGCTTCAGAAGTTCCAGGTCGTGGTGTACCACGGATGCAGGCGTGTAGCGTGGCCCATCGTGATAGAGTAGGTCAGGACGATACCGTCCCCTACACACCTGACACTCTCCGTGGTCCATGTCCAGGACCTGCCGCCTTAGCCGATGCCAGCGGGCGGAGTTGTATATCTTGGAGGTCTCTCCCCGTCTCACGCAGTCTCGAGCCCATCGGACTTCTTCATCTGTCATGTGAGTCACCTCCACGGATACACAAAAAGAGCAGATCCAACTCGGATCCGCTCTTCCTTAGGTCATATACCTAGTATGTATCATACCATACAACCAACATGACATACAATGACATGCCCGCGCCGGTGCGTGTGGATATGTGTACAAAATCCAATTCATGCATATATCCACGCCCGCCGGTATAATCTTCTCCCCGTTTTATCCCGTTTTATCTTGACCATATGGTCAACGGCTCTGCATCGCTGTTTTCTGCCGCTGCCTCTCCCGCTCCCGCATCCGGTTAAGTTCGACTTTTGTCAGCATCCCGGATGTGAGTCCAAACTCCGTCAATGCATCCACGTGCATCCGCAGGATATGACGGTCGGACACCCCCATGTCCTCCGCAATTTCGCTCCATGTGTCCCCGTCACAATAGTACTGCCATAAAAGACGGACATGCGCCGGGTTTTTGAGCTTAGAGATTGTTTCCATCACCCGCTCGCGCCGCTTCGTGCTGTAATCGATAATGTCCAGCAGCCGGCTGCGGTACTCCTCCAGCCTGACGACCTGCGCTTCCACCTGAGGTGTAGTGCTGTGCTGTACTCTTACCCCGTCATATGCGATGCCCCGCAGTGACCGGGCTTCATCTTCCAGGCGGGCGATCTCGCTCTTTGTAGTCTTAATAATC